AATTAAACCAGAACACTTAATATTAGCTCTTTTAAATCAAGAAAAAAATGATGTATCTGATGTTTTAAAAGAAATGGGTTCAGATGTTACGGATTTATCAGAAAAGTTGGAAGGTTACTTGAGATTTAAAATAAAAAGCCCTAATATTGTAGAGGTAAAAATAATACCACTTAGTGAGTCATCAAAAAACGCTATAAGTTCCGCAGAACTTGAGTCTGACAAATTAAGAGACGATTTTATTGGGGTAGAACATTTATTTCTATCCATTTTAAAAAATAAAACGTTAGACGGAACAAAAGTTTTAGGAAATCAGGGTATTACCTATAGAACATTTAAAGAAACTTTATTACATTTAAAACAACAAAAAATAATGAACATGACAGGAGACTTCGAAGAAATGGACGACTTTAATAAGAAAGCCAAAAAAGCCACACAAGGTAAATCAACAACACCTATTCTTGACAACTTTGGTAGAGATATTACTAAACTTGCCGCTGAAGGAGTTATTGACCCAATTATCGGAAGAGACGATGAAATTGAACGAGTTTCACAAATTTTATCTAGACGTAAAAAGAACAATCCAATTTTAATTGGTGAACCTGGGGTTGGTAAAACAGCTATTGTTGAGGGTTTAGCTCTTAAAATTGTTGAGAGAAAATGTCCACGTATTCTTTTTGATAAACGTGTAGTTAGTTTAGACTTAGCATCATTAGTTGCTGGAACTAAATATCGTGGTCAATTTGAAGAAAGATTAAAGGGTATTATGCAAGAACTTGAAAAAGCTGATGATGTGATCCTTTTTGTTGATGAAATTCATACAATGGTTGGAGCTGGAAACGCTTCAGGTTCATTGGACGCTTCCAACATCTTAAAACCGGCTTTAGCACGTGGTGAAATCCAATGTATTGGAGCAACCACTCTTGATGAATATCGTGAAAACATCGAAAAAGATGGGGCTTTAGCTAGACGATTCCAAATGGTAGTTATTAACCCGCCATCTAAGGAAGAAACTTTAATTATCCTTAATAATATTAAGAATAAGTATGAAGACCATCACAAGGTTAATTACACACCTGAGGCTATTGAGGCTTGTGTTAAATTAGCTGACCGTTATATTAGTGACCGTGAACAACCTGATAAATCTATCGATATTTTAGATGAAGTTGGAGCTAGAATGCAAGTTAACATAAAACCACCACAAGAAATTATTGATTTGGAAGAGAAAATCGTTGAAATTAACCGTCAAAAGGTTGATGTGGTAAAAGCTCAACGTTATGAGGACGCCGCAAGACTTCGTGATGAAGAAAAATTGTTACAAGATGATTTAGAGAAATCAACTAACGAATGGTCTAGAAATTTAGATAAAGTAAGACCTATTGTTAATGAAGAAGACGTTGCTAAAGTAGTTTCTATGGTTACAGGTATTCCTGTTACTAAAGTTTCTCAAAGTGAAAACGAAAAACTTCGTAACATGGACAAAGAAATTAAAGTGAAAGTTATCGGTCAGGATGAAGCTATTGAAAAAATCACAAAAGCGATTAAAAGAAATCGTGTTGGTATTAAAAACCAAAATAAACCAATTGGTTCTTTTATGTTCCTTGGGCCAACAGGTGTTGGTAAAACACATTTAGCTAAAATGTTAGCTGAAAGTATCTTTGGTTCTCCAGAATCTCTATTAAGAGTTGATATGAGTGAGTATATGGAAAAACATTCTATTTCTAAATTGATTGGAGCTCCTCCAGGATATGTTGGTTACGAAGAAGGTGGTCAATTAACTGAAAAAGTTAGAAGAAAACCATTTTCAGTTATTCTTTTAGATGAAATTGAAAAAGCACATCCAGACGTATTCAACATTTTACTTCAGGTTTTTGATGATGGCCATTTAAGTGATAGTTTAGGTAGAAAAGTTGATTTTAAGAATTGTTTAATCATCATGACATCTAACATTGGAGCAAGAAAACTTCAAGAATTTGGTTCAGGTGTTGGTTTTGGTACAAAAGCTAAGACTGACAAAGCTGAAGAGGCTGCTGAGGGTGTAATCCAAGACTCACTTAAGAAAGCGTTTTCTCCTGAATTTCTTAACCGTATTGATGATGTAATTGTTTTCAAATCTTTAGATAAAGAAAATATTAAGAAAATTGTTGAATTACCCATCCTTGAGGTTATCGAAAGAGTTAAAGAAATGGGTTACAGCCTTTCTATTGATGAAACTCTTAAAGAATTTTTAGTTGAAAAGGGTTACGATGAAAAATACGGAGCTAGACCTCTTAACAGAGCAATCCAAAAGTATGTTGAAGACCCTATTTCTGAAAAGGTTTTAGAAAACTTACTTAATATTGGTGACAATATTGTAATATCTTACGATTCTAAAATCGAAGATGTTAAGGTTGACATTAAAACACCTAAAGTCTCTAAGAAAAAAGGAGATAAAAAATAATAAAAACCCCCTTTTTTAGGGGGTTTTTATTTTAATTCAATATATTTGTGTAAACCTAAAAACTAAAAAATATGAGACTATATACGTGGGATAAAATTAAACTTCAAATGGTAAAAATTAGATATAGAGTTATTTTAATACCGTTATTGGTGTTTATGTGGTTTTCTTTTGTTATTGGAGTTATTTCTTATAAACACGGATTTAATGAGGGTAAAAAAGACCAAATAACAGAAAAAGATGTTGTACTACTTTATATGGATTCAGAAAATAACTCCTTTAGTAAAAAAAATTTTTATGAATATCTTAAAAAAATCAATATTAAATTTCCTGAATTAGTATTTGCTCAAGCAATCAAAGAAAGTGGGTTTAAATCTAACATTTGGAAGGATAACCATAACCCTTTTGGTATGAAAGAGGCAACTAAAAGACCAAATAAACAAAATGGTGTACAACACGGACACGCTTGTTATGATACTTGGAAGGACGCGGCTATTGATTACGCTTTTTACCAATCGTATGTTGGTTTAAGTAAGATTAAAACCCAAGATGATTATTTACAATTCTTAAAGGAAATGAATTACTTTGATATTGACCATCCTGGTAATGTTAACTACTTAAAAGATTTAAAAAATATTGCTGACCATATAGAAGATTATATTAAAGAATAAAAAAAGGGGTTTTAAACCCCTTTTTTTTTGTTATCAATACCATAAGGTATATTTCTCATTGGAATTCTATCATTTAATTGTTTAGTACTTGTTTCTTTAGGTTCTAAAGGCTTAGGTAAATTAACCCTATCAACTTTATGAAACTTAATAAATCTGTCAAACTCATATTGTAGTGTTTCAATAATTTCTGAATGTGACATATTTGGGTTTTTCTCTTTAATATCCAGCATAGCATCAATTAACTTATCTTGTACTTTACTATTACTTCTTTTATTACCTTTAGGTGTTTCCATATTAATCTTTTTTAATAAATATAACTATTATACAGTTAAAAAATAAAGAGATAGATATTTTTATACCAAAACTAAAATTAGGTTTTACGGTGGACATTGATGTATAACATTGTATTTATAATTATATGATATTAGATAAAAAAATTAAGATTAAAGTTAATAGTGCTCAATTAAAAAATTTAATAAATAAGGGTTTGAAAGTTTTGATTGGTGATGAAATTGAGATTCCAATAAATTATTTAAGTAACGGTAGTAATATTGAAATAAATTGTGAGTGTGATGTTTGTGGTGTTGTAAAAAAACACACCTACAGAAGGTATTTAAAGTCCACTAAAAATGGTGGTTATTACGCTTGTTCGACAAAATGTGCGCAAAATAAAGTTAAACAAAGTTTTCTAGAAAAATACGGAGAAGAACACCACTTTAAATCTAAACAAACAAAAGATAAAATTAAAAATACTTTTAAGAGGAATTATGGTACTGAACATTTTAGCCATAGTGATTCGTATCAGGAAAAAGTTAAAAATATTGTAAATAAACGTAAACAAACTGTTGAGAATCAATACTCCATAAAGGAAGATATTTTAGAAATTAATAAAGACTGTTTTAAAAAATATTGTAACCATCATAATGGTTATTATGAAATTGAAAAAAAATTATATCACACAAGAAAACAATGTGATATAAACACATGTACTGTGTGTTTCCCACCAAATGACAATGTTTCTATAGTAGAAAAAGACTTATTAAGATTTATTACGGATAATTATGATGGAGATATTATACCTAATTTTAAGTTAAAAAATAAAGAGATAGATATTTTTATACCAAAACTAAAATTAGGTTTTGAATTTAATGGTCTATATTGGCATAGTGAATTACATCGATCAAATGATTATCATTATGATAAAACAGAGTTTTTTGAATCTAATGGTGTTAAATTGATTCATATTTATGAAGATGATTGGTTTTATAAAAAAACTATTATTAAATCTAGAATATTAAATTTACTTAATAAATCAGAAAAAATTTATGCTAGAAAATGTGAAATAAAAGAGATAGATAGTAAACTCTGTAAAAAATTTTTAAATGATAACCACATACAGGGTAGTGTTAATTCTAACATTAAAATTGGTTTGTTTTATGATGGTGAGTTAGTATCTGTTATGACATTTGGTGGTTTAAGAAAGTCTCTAGGGTCTAAAAGTGTTGTTGGGAGTTGGGAGTTATTAAGATTTTGTAGTAAACTCAATTCAACAGTTATTGGGGGATCATCAAAAATGTTAAAATACTTCAAAGGAAAATATAAACCAACTAAAATTATTAGTTATGCTGATCGTAGTTGGTCTAACGGTAATATGTATACTAAAATTGGGTTTGGGTTACTACATAAAACCAAACCCAATTATTACTATGTAATAAATAAAACAAAGTATAATAGATATAATTTTAGGAAAGATAAATTAATTCTAGATGGATTTGATCCTAAGTTAACTGAACGTCAAATAATGTTAAATAGGGGGATATATCGTATATATGATAGTGGTAGTTTAGTCTTTACTACTTAATAATATCTTATTTTTTAACTCAGTTTCAAATTCTGTCTGTAATTCTTTTAAGAATCTATTACCTTCTTTACCAAAGTACATTAAACCCGATATGTTTGTTATACACTTGTGGCCACCACTGTTAGCTTGTATAACATCCCATCCAGAAATAGATAACATTTTAAGCGCTTTTCTTTCTCTTTCATTTAATTCTGTATAAGGTTTATTCATTACAGTTTTAATAGCGTTTTGCCATCTTTCTACGGTATAATCTGGTGCTACACCTGAAGGTGTGGTATCTAAACCAATAACACCACCGCTTGTATTACCATATATCGCCATTAAATCGTTATATGTAAACCCAACACTTTCAGTATTGAATGATTTATGTTTTTCTGCGAAGTATTTTAATGTATCTATAGTTATTGTGAATTCTTTTAATTGGGATTCAAATTTAGATAGTACTGTTTGGGCTATTTCACCCAAATTAACACCTTTTAATGTTCTTTCAGTTTTAAATGGGTTACAACTAGACTGTAAAAGACCTAAAGGCCATGCTAAAACGATAAAATTAGCGTCAGGAAAGTTTTTAAAAGGTACATAACGGTCATAAGAACCAGGTTTTATCATAGAACCACCACCGTATTGTGTTATAATACCAGTTGTTGGGTCGTATTTAACATCTTTACTATTTTTCATAGTCTCACTGTAGTTTTTAGCGTGTTGAGACATGACTTCTGGTGAAACATACCCCTCTTCTTTAGCTAATCTAACAATAGTTTGATAAATACTTAATAAAGACGCTGACGATTCCATCACCAACTTCTCTAAAAACTTAGGTTTATTTTTATAAGCTAATAATAACTTATTTGTTACTAAAGCCATAGCTATTTTATTACTTTCAAGACTTTTTTCTTTATCCAGCACAAATACATAGTTCATTACTTGTTCAGGTGTTATACCTAACCTAGCAAAATCGGCACTATCAACAGTGGAAATCATTAAAATGTCTTGGTGTGTGAATATATCGTTTGGTGACACAATTTGTGATATTGTTTCAACATTTGAACGAGCTCCTCTAAATTGTTTGGAGGTTCCTTTCTCAACACCAACTTGTTTATCGTGATGATCTGTGTGAACAACGAACATTGGTTTACCGTGGGCGAAATCAACTAAGACAGGCATTATATTACCCTTTGCCATTGGTTTTTTAACAGAAAACTCAATATCACCGTATTGAATTATTTCACATTCAACAACTTCAATACCATATCTTTCTAAATAATTTTTCATTGCGATGGCCGTTGTAACACCGTCAGTATCCATATGGAAATAAATCTTGGCCATATCATATCTTTGAGCTAACTCATTGATATTTCTAATACCAGTTTCTAGTAATATATTTTTTTGTGATAAATTTGACATTAATAGTATTTTATAATAAATATCACGAATTTTCTTTCAATTTAGTTTCTAATGTTTTAATGTGATGCTCTAAATACCATAGGGCTTTTTTTAAATCTTGTAATTCTTTATCCGTATCTTTCTTACCCGCTCTTGAGATGTATTTTATAGTATTCCCTAAAGAAAATCCTAAATCCCAAGCATCAATAACCTTAATGGCCTCATATTCATTATTTTTACCAAATTGGTAATGGTCAGGGTGATTAACCATTTCTTTTTCTCCCATTTCTTTTTCTCCCATTATTTTAAAATTTCAGGTTTATATTTCTTTAAGAAATTATAACAAAAATTAACCATATCGTCAACTCTTTGTCCTGGTGGTTGTGATTTAACCCATAATTCAAGGTTTTCTTTAGAATTATCATCTCTAATACCATTTTTATGGTGAACTTCCTCATTTGGTTCTAGATATCTACCAATAATATCTTCCATGACTAATCTATGTTCTAAAACATAACCTATAATATTATTAGGATGTTTTGGTGCGTGTTTTTTCACATACCCAAATTTTGTGGTGATTCTACCACCTTTCCAATTATGATTCTCATCACCTTTTCTTATACACCCACAAGATAGGTGTTTACCTCTTCTGAGCGCCCCAGTTGATGATATTACTTCATTACCACAGTCACACTCACATAACCAATGGTTTAGGTGTTTACTATTATTATGGTGAACCCTTTTTATGGGGGTTAATTTACCAAATTTTTGACCTTCAATGTCAATTCTTTTTATTTTTGACATTGTTTCTTTAACAAAACAACCACAAGATTTAGACCCTCCGCTATTCAAATGATATGCCTTTACATCTCTAATGGTTCCACATTTACACTGACATTTATAATATCTCTCACCCTTTTTACTTACAAAATCAGATAATGATATTATTGTCCAATAATTGTATTTTTCGCCAATTTGTAATTCAAGTTTTTTCATAATGTTCTTTATATATAAATATCTCCACACTATGATTTTTACCACACACTACCACCATAATGTTGTGGGTGACTAACCATTTCTTTGTTTTCCATAAATAAATTTGTTTGTTATGTAACAATATTATATCTTTGTAAGAGTAATAAAAAACTAAATAAAACTGTATGACAAAAGTAAAAGAGACCGCACAAATAGTGAAACTAACCGATTTTAGTTTCCCACCAGAAGTTTTTATACCTTTAAAAAGTGGTAAATTTATTGATACCATAATTTCTAAAAAAGGTGGTACGATGCCTGCGACAATAACCGTTGTTGTTGGTGAACCAGGTTCAGGTAAGACTACAATGCTTGTTGATAAAATGGTTGGTATTGAGTCTAACGATAGTAATAGAACATGTCTTTATATATCTTCAGAAATGAACCCTATCGACAATATGGAATTAGCTGAGGATTTACCACAATTAATGAATTTGAGTACTTTATACTTAGCCGATTATGAAAACCCTAAAACTATTTTAGAAGAAGTTCTTAATTACGGTTGGGATTATGTTTTAATCGATAGTTTTATGGATACTAAAGATAAAATTAAAGACACTTCTAATATGAACGCGTCAACTGTTGAAAGTTGGTTGATTAATTTAATGGTTAAACACACCAAAGGACAAAATAAAGCTAAAAAATATACGGCTTTTGATGTAATTCAACATATTACTAAAGGTGGTGAGTACGCTGGGTCTACTAAGTTAAAACACAATACAACAGCTATGATGTATGTTCGTATTGATGAAATGACCAATCAACGTTACCTTGTTTATGTTAAAAATCGTAGAGGTAGTATCCGTAAAAAATTGTATATGACACTTGAAAATGGTGAATTATCTTACGATAATAAAAAATACAATGAATTAGAGAAAGCAATTCAAATCCAAAAAGAAATGGATACTTTTCAAAATGATAACGACCAAAAACTTTTGGAATTATTACAAAAATCAGAAACTTCTGACAAAGAATTTTACGATAAAATTGTTTTAGTAAAAAACGATACCGAAATTACACAAGAAGAAAAAGAAGTATTGGTTGATGAAGAATTGGAAGACTTTGAAAACGAAAAAATGAACGAATATTAGTAATTTGACTTGTATTTATTAAAAAAATCATTATCTTTATATAAACTAAAAACATATGGAAAACATTAATTACGAAAATTTTAAAAAAGAGGTAAAAGAAAATTACCCAATCCGTAAAAACTTAACATTATCCGAACTTAACATTAACTTCGAAGATGTTGAAAGCCGTAACGGTAACATTACACTTGAAGGTGTTAAAATTTCTTTATCATCTGGAGCTTTTAAATCACTTTTAAAAACACTTAAAATTAGTGATAGTTTTATGGGTAAATTCACCGATATTTTCGGTATGAATTCAAGAAACCAATTAGTTAAAATTATTAAAACTAAATTGGCTGTTGAAAAAGACATGAAAGTGTCTATCTATATTTCACCATCAACAATGAGAGTGGTTGCTATTACTGATATGAATAAACCGTATGTTTCACCAGACTTTTACTTTAACATGGTGGAAAATGTTATCAATGACCACCAATTAGATGTTGGAAACATGTCCATTTCAAGTGACGGTAACGTACAAATTTCTACAATTAAAAGTGGTTGGGGATTTGATGTTCCTGACTTAAAAGACGAGTCTTTTCACACTGGTGTAATTGTTACGGCTGGTCCTACTGAAGATATCGCTATCGACCCTTATATCATTCGCCTTATTTGTGAGAATGGAATGGTTGGTCCTCGTAGACTTGAAATGGGTCCTCGTTTAATGAGTAATGGGGTTGACGACATCAACCAATTCATGAGAGATATTAAAAGTTTAAGTGAAACAAATAAAAAATTTCAAAACATATTCTCTGACCAAGTTAGAAAAATGAATACTATTTCAGCTTCTTACAATGAGTTAGTGAAACTTCGTGAAATCGTAGCGTCTAAAGTTACTGATAAAAATGATTCTCGTGTTGAAGCTGTTCTTGACCGTTTCTTTCCTATCGGTGAAGTTCAAAGTATGTACAAAGAAAAAGGTTTTAACCTTGAAACTCTTACAAATCGTCATTGGAAGAACGCAAAAACTAATATGACTTCTTGGGATTTACTTAATTCTATTACTGATGTGGCATCACATGATTATGGAATGGGAATTGGTGAGTATGCAAAAGCTGATTTAAGAAAACAAGCGGGTTTGTTCATGTTCAAAAAAGAATTCGATACCGAGTTTGTATTGTAAAAAAAATTAATGGGAATCTTTTTAGGTTCCCATTAATTTTGTATATTTGTGGTATGAAAGTCAGAGTTTATCCGTTATCAGAAAGATATCCCGATTATTATTTCGAACATTATTTTGAACCAAATTATGGTTTGAATGGTGAAATATCTGGTTTTACCTACCATACCAATGGCTGGTATGGGTATGAAATTTTCAAAAGAGATATTAATATGGGTATTTTAAAAATTATCGAAAATATTAAACCAAAACAAGAACTTAAAAAATTATCATTCGTATGAGCAGAATTAAAGAACAATTTATTAATGAAATTAATCGTATAAATGAGGATTACGATTACCAGTACACAGAATGGCTTAAACAACAAGAAGATAAAGCTATCATAGATTTTTATGAAAAAAATAAAGAACAGATGGAAGGTGAAAAAGTGTTTAGTTTAACTAATACGTATCCTTTTTAAAATTATTGGTTATACATCTGTCGGGAATATGTAATATAATTCCCCCGATATTGATAAGGTACTATAATCCCCAGATCTACTGAATTGATTTAAATCTAAATCATTGGCTATATCATTAGTTAGTTCATCCTCATCAATACCAACCAAACCTCTTTTTATGGCGTCTTTTGATAAGCCATTTTCATTCCAATACCCTAAATTTCTAAGCCAATCTTCAGGACTATTAGTCATTTCATTATATTGTTCTCGGTAATAAATCTCTCTAAGTTCTTCTTTAATTTTATTAAATAACTTTTCAATATCCCTACCCATTTCTAGTTCATCTTTTTCTAATTTATCTAATCTTTCACGGTATTCATCACTTGTAATTTCTTCTTTTTCAAATTCCTCTTCTAATTCAGCATTATCTTCTTCAAAATCAGATTTTATTGATTCTAAAATACCGTACTCTTCAATTAGTTCCTTTAAAGATCTATCATTTTTTTTATGGTATGATACCTCATCAATAATATCTTCATCAGTCATATCATCAATCCTATAATCAGCCTCTTCATTTGCTATACCTTCAATATTATTAATAATAATATATTTTTCTTTATTATACATACCCTCTAACACCTCTTCAACACCCATATCATCTATATATTGTTCAGCCCATTCTGTTTTAGCAGAATCTGTTTCGTCAGATGTAGCTATAGTGTAACCATTATCTTCAAAAACAAAAACATCCATACCATAATTCCAACCAGAACCTGGACCTTCTATTTCATCAACTTGTTCTTCACTAATACCAAGATGTTCTATTAATGCCTGTTTTTTTGGGTCCTCAACGTATGCCATATTTTCATACATTTCCTTCATTTTAACATCCATGTATTTTAAAATACTACCTTTAACTGATTGAGGTACGGTATCTAAATAATCATACCCAGATGAACCCCGACTAGATATATTTGTATCTTCAGCATCCCATAATTTAATTTTATCGATATTCAATGTCCAAACTTCTGGGTTACCTGGTGTTGACGTAACATATTTACCAACATTTTTGGTATATGGTATTTGCCAAGCTACTTTATATAAAGTATTAGTATGTGATAATTTTTTATCGATTACATAAATTAAGAAATTACGTTCAGTTTCGCGAGTAAAATGTGATGATGAATTTTTCATTGTGGTACACCATTTAGTTCCAGCACCATAGTGACAAGAAGATTCGTGTGTTTTAGCTCTAATAACTAACCAATTAGAATCTTCATAAATTTTATCAGCATTTTTTTGAGCACTTTTTTCTTTTTCTTTTTCTTCTTTTCTTTCTTTTGCTTGAGATATATCGTGACCTAAATAATTAATCATTTCACTGTCAGTAAATTTATACTCATATAAATCTGTAGTACCTTCTTTTTCACCATTCTCAACTGTGTGTACTAAATAAGGCGTTAATTCGTGAAACTTTTTAACCAACATCATTAAAAATTCTTGTGGTGTTTTAAATTGCATAACCTCGTCCAAGATATCCTCAACCGATTGTATTGTTGGTTCATGGGTCATAGCTTTAACTAACCATTCTAAATATTTTTGGTTACCAGAAGGGTCATTTTGTACAAAATAATCAATAATATTTGGGTCAACGTCAGGAAATTTTCTTTTAACGTCATCAACCCTACCCTCAAGTAAAACTTTTCTTATAGATTCTAATATAATATTCATTTAATGAAATAATTTTTATATTTATAAATATCGAAACACTCATTAAAGGTGGCACATATATTTATATTAAAGTATGAAAGAGGTTATTAAAAAAATATTAAAAGAAAGTTTGTCAGATAACAAGTATAGAACTTGTGATCACTTTAATGAACCAGAACATAAACAGTTTTGTAAAAAATTAGATACTTTACAGTCATGGTTAGCTAATGATTTAGGTTTAAAAGACATTATAAAAGAAAAATTATCTGTTATTACAGATTTTTCTGATATGAATCAAAAATACCAATACCCATTAGGATTGTTATCAAAAACAGGTACATATCCTGAAATTTTAAATGAAGATGGTGTTTATGTACATAATAGGTTAAAAAATGCTGGATTAGTTTTGGATGCTTCTGGTAATTGGCATAAAGTAAATAAATTAAACACTAATTACAGAGATTTAGCTGAATTGTTAACAGAACTTTTTATTAAAGGTGGTATTATCCATAATCTTAACAACAAAAATGCTTTGGGTATTAAAAATTATCTATCAAGTATTAAAGATAAGTTACCGAGACTTTTAGATAAGTACTTCCATATTGAAGATTATAAAGATTTTGTAAGAAACATTGAACAAAATAGTAAAGAGGGTAAAGCCGCAGAAGACATTGTTTTTACTGTACTAACAAATTACGGTGTAAAAGTTGTTTACCAAGGTGGGGATGGTGATTTTATTGATATGTTGTTTGGTTGTGATTCAATCATTAAAAGTGGTGGTAAAGTTTATACAATACAAATCAAAAATAATGAAAATAATTTAATCGATGCTATGTCAGATAAAAGGTATAGAAGAATTGATTACTTTTCAGCCCCAACAGATTACGGTATTATTCTTTACCGTAGAGATGGTAAAAGTTATAAAATAGATAAAGAAGGTAAAATTATAGAGTAACAGGACACTCTACGTTTGGGTTTACAGTAACATTTATTGTTTGTGGTGTTAACTCAGTAGTACCTTTTTTATAAATGTAAGAATTAATTTCAGGTTTATTTAATTTATACCTAAGTGATAACCTGTGGTCAGCATTGGTACCTTCACAGCCACGTTGTCCTTTATTACTCCAATATATATCAATATCATCTTTTAAAATAATAACATTATTTTCATATATTATAGCATCAAAACCTCTTTTAATATCTTGAATTAACCGTTGTCCTTTTTCTTTTAATTGTAGGTATACAGAATCTATTATATAATTATATGTTGACCTAAATTGTTGGTCACTGATATATTTTTTAAGGTTTTGTGGGTTTTTGTATACACCAAAAAATTCGGAAAAATAACTATCTTTTCTATAGTCCATTTTTTTAACTTCTACTTTAGCGTTTTTAGGTAATATGATTTGATTACCAACTGTTAAATTTGATTTTACATTTAAATCTGCCTTATCTATTAAATCGTTTGGGTCAGTTTTTAAAATTGTTTCTGTAACAACTTTAATTACATTATTAATTTCATATTTTTTTTCTAAAACACCAATAACAACATCGTAAAAGGGTTCTTCATAACCATGTTCTAGTTTTATATAACCCCTAACTAAATCAAAATCGTCACCTTCAAAAGATTTTTCATATTTACTATATTCTGTAGCACGTGCATCTTTTAAAAATTTTGTTAATTCATCCTTATCTACCACACCATCCGATTTTACAAAACTTTTAAGAGCTCTTGTAATATGTTCACTATCAAAACTAGTATCCATTAAAAAAGCCGCAATAAGTTTAATAGCCACACTAGGGTTTTCATTTTTTAAGATAACATTCATTGTATTTTTAAACAGTGTTCTATTATCATTTTTAATTTTAGTGCGATACCATTGATATACTGTTCTTATAGCGTTAAGAAGTTCATATCTTAAATCTATTGTCGGTTCTTCATCTATGATAACTTTCAATGGGCATCTACCGTTTTTATCAACAGTTAAACCATCACAAAAGTCATCTAAATTTACAGTTTCTTTAGACCAAACCGCCTCATCCTCTTCAGATTCAGTTAGTAAGTTTCTACGTAAAGAATAAAGTTCATTAATATTAACTCTTCTTTTTAAAGCTTCTTGTATATGGTGTCCTCTACGTAGTAGGGCTCTTTCTTTATGTCCTTTAATTGCCATCAGATATAAATATATCGTTGTTATGAATGGTACCATCTTCTTTTATTAAAGCAGAAAATGGTACCCTAAAATATTCATCATGTGAAAAAACTATTGTGGGATAATTTGGGTTGTGGATATTACAAATACTATTACCGTTATTATATGGGAACATATTATTAGATGACCATCTTAATAGGGATTTTGAATCTGGTAGTTCTAAAATTTTATCTATATAACCAGATTGGTTGGTGAAACTAAGTACAGAATCGTATAAATTTTCTATCATAAATTATTTATTTAAATAATAATAGAAATTTTAAGTATAACACTAAAGGGTATTACTTACCGTAGTCAAAATCTTCAGAATCCATATCTTCTAAACCGTAAAGATATTCTATGTGTTCTAAAACAGACTCAACGTCATATATTAATTCTTCTAAATAAGATTCGGAATAAATTTCTTTTGGGTACATTTCTATAAGAACATCTGGTTCTTTAGTTTGTATGATTCTAAGATCCTCGACTATGTCTGTTAATGCTGTAGCCATGTCATTTAATGTTTTTTTAGCTTTTTTACTAAAAGCAGTAGCTTCTGGAGCTGATTCTGGGTCCTTATCTTCTGTACGTTCAATAAGGTATTGTTTGATGGCTTTATCAATTTTTGTTTCTTGGATAAGAGTCCCATCTTGTCTCAGTTTTTCTGTTACAAGTTTTTTAACTTTATCGTTATTAAGCCTAATTCTTTTTTTCATTTTATGTTTATTATTAATTATAAATATCTTCTGTTTAGAAATGGATTGTGTCAACACCCTCAAAAGAATCAAAATCTTTTTTAGTTATTTGTTTAACTTTAAAACCGTGGTCAAAAAATCCATCTAAAAATTCAACCATTTCTTCATCTGTAACAAGGATTTTAATTTTATAAATTGGTTCGTCATCCTTTGTCGTAACTTCAATGTATTTCGCTTTAGAAGATGCTATCGCATCTAATAATACGTATACTTTAGTGATATGTTCTTTGTTTTCCATCATATATAAATATATTTGTATATTACATTATTAATTATTATATTTGTCTTATGAGAATAGGTTACGCTTGTATTAATATGACTCTGGGTGAAAAAAATATCACCACCAATCGTGGTATGATTAAACGTACCTTTGAGTCAAAAGGTTTAAAATATGCTTCAGAATTATCGTTACAAAATGTTCGTGACCTTATTAATGTTGTAAACTGGAACTATAATAATGATATAAATTTTTATCGTATGTCTTCCGATATATTTCCTTGGTCTAGTGAGTATAGTTTTGATGATTTAGTTGACATCAATACAATAAAAAAATTACTAAAAGGTTTAGGTAGTATGGTTAGTACGTATAACCATCGTTTAACTTTTCATCCTGGCCCTTTCAACGTACTTGCATCACCAAATACTGATGTTGTTAGAAAAACAGTTTCAGAGTTAAATAAACATTCACAGATTATGGATATGATAGGTTTACCTGTTTCACCATTCTCTAAAATTAATATACACGTTGGTGGTGCTTACGGTAACAAACCTGACGCACTTAAACGTTGGGTTGACAACTTTCAATTACTAGATGATAATACTAAAAAACGTCTGACTATTGAGAATGACGATAAACCAAATATGTTCACGGTTAAAGACTTATTGTATATACACGAACATACTCAAATACCTATTGTATTTGACTATCACCACCATAACTGTCATAATGACGGTATGACAACTGAAGACGCCTTAAAACTTGCCATTTCAACTTGGCCTGTAGGTATAACACCAGCCGTTCATGTTTCAGAACCTCGTGACAAACAAAATTTTCGTGCACATCATGAATATATTAAAAATGAGGTACAGACTTATGGTAATGATTTAGATATGATGTTTGAGGCTAAAGCAAAAGAGTTATCTGTATTAGAATATAAGAAAAATTTTGGTGTTTTATTATCCTAGGTATATTTACAAATAGAACTAAAATAGTTATAATTACATTATTAAATTAAAAATTAAAAATTAAAAATTAAAAAAAAAATGAAAAAAGTTATCCTTACATTAAGTGTTGTTAGTTTATTAGCGTCTTGTAACTCAGCTACTGAAACTAAAGTTGAAACTGTTGCTGTTGATTCAGTTGCTGTTGATTCAGTTAAAGTTGTTGTTGATTCAGTTAAAGTTGTTGTTGATTCAGTTAAAACAAAGTAATCAGTAAAAAAAAAACATAAAAAAAGAGACCTAAATAAATAGGTCTCTTTTTTTTACCTTAATTCTAAACCTAAATTTAGAATTACAAACTTAAAATCACCAAAACAAAATCGAAATATTTCAAAAACACCTGTACCCCAATAGTTAACAAACTTTAATTTTTTCTTTTTATTAATTTCGGGTTGTATTGAATCTATAATCACTTTTTTCATAGTGTTTATTGGGTCGATAAGGTTTGAAGGTGCTACAGCATAAAATTCTTCATCACCATTTGTTATTTTTTCTAATTCTTTCTGTAATCCAGCCGCTACTTCATATTCTTCTTTGTTGATACAAACTTCAATCCATAAAGTTAATAACCCAATACGTTGTACTGTATTCATTTGGTACTTATAAAAGTTGTAAAGTCCAACAATTCCTCTAGTTTTTTTTTCTAACTCTTCATTCATAATTTAATTATAGTATCTTTGTTTATTATATAAATAATTACTATCTTTGTTTTATGAAAAATATATTAAATCGTTTACAAGAATTAGTTAATAAATTACAGTCTGATTCTTCTTCAAATAAAAAAGTAGAACTTCTAAGAGAATATCTACACGATTCTAATTTAAAGAAACTTGTGATGTATATCCATAACCCATTTTATCAATTCCATGTAACTTCTGATAATTGTAAAAAACTAAATACACTTCTTGCGTTGACTGAAAAAGAATACAGTATTTTTGAATTGTTAGATGAATTACGTAACCGTGAAGTTACAGGTCACAACGCTATCGGTCTTATAAACTCTTTTGTGGTTGCCAACCCTGAACATAAAGAACTAATTTTTAACATCATTGATAAAGATTTAAAATGTCGTGTTGGTGAAAGTCTTATCAATAAAGCCGTTCCTGGTGCCGTACCAACGTTTGACGTTGCGTTGGCAGAAAAGTTTGAGCCTGAAATGGTTAACTTTGATACAGAAGAATGGTATGTATCTCGTAAGTTAGATGGTGTTCGTTGTATTGTTGCTGTAGATGAGAACGGTAAAGCAACTTCTTTCTCACGTCAAGGTAAGATTTTTGATACATTGGGTAAAGTAGAAGAAGTAATTTCCTATTTTGGACTTCGTAATATTGTTTTTGATGGTGAGATTTGTATGGTTGATGAAAAAGGTAATGAAAATTTTCAATCTATCATGAAAGAAATTCGTAAAAAAAATCACACCATTGAAAACGTAAAATATAAAATATTTGATTGTTTAAGTTTGGAAGAATTTTCTAATCAAAGAAGTATTCGTAAACTTTCTGAACGTCTTAAAGTTTTAAGTGAGACTATTATTTGTAATGAAGATAATTGTACTCTTGAAGTTCTTCCACAAGAAAAAATTAAAGACGTTAAACACTTCCAAGGGTGGATGGATAGAGCTGAAGAAGGTAAGTGGGAAGGTGTGATGGTACGTAAAAATGTTGGGTACAAAGGTAAACGTAGTAAAGACCTTTTAAAAGCTAAAAAATTCCATGACGCTGAATATATTGTTGAAGGAATTAGTTACGGACCAATCCGTTTTATGGTTGACGGTAAAGAAATAACAGAAGTTATGACTTCACAGGTTGTAATTAAACATAAAGGGTTTGAAGTTGGTGTTGGTAGTGGTTTTACAATTGAACAACGTAGAGAATTCACAAAAAACCCTTCTAAAATTGTTGGTAAGACGGTTACAATACAATATTTTTCTGAATCTTTTACGGACAATAAAATATCATTAAGATTCCCTGTTTTGAAATATATTCACGGTGATTTAAGAGAAGTTTAATGATATTTTGAAGAAACTACATATTTGAAGAAAGTAAAAGAAAAACAAGTAATACATTAAAAAATAAAAACGGTAGAAATGTATAGAATTTTTACTATATTTGTAAGATGAAAATAATATTCCAAGCTTATTACAAAGAGGTATTAAAGAAAAAATTATTAAATTTTTAGTATAATGAAAATTTGGTTTGATTATTATAAAGTTATAGATGTTATAGATAGTTGTAAGACTGTTGAACAATTAAAAGGTGCCTCAAGAATGTTAGGCTTTTGGTTGGATAAGTATTTAGACTACCAAGTATATACAAACACCTATAAAAATCATGTTGAAAAAAAATTCAAAGAATTAAATGGAAAAGAAATTAATACGATACCGTTTAAAGGATCATCAATTTATTAAAAGTAATAAGATTATTATCACAAGCACCCCAACAGGTGCTTGTGATTTTTTCAGAGATGTGTGGTTGAAAAGTATCACTACACATGACGATTTGGCTGGTGGCTCTAAATTTTATTCTATAAATAATATGGTATGGTCAAAAAAATAAATCGTTGGGTATTTTATAGGATTGCAAGATTATCAATAAGAGTTAAATGGTCAAAAACCAATTTATCTGATTTATCTAATATTCAAGCAAGAGTTATGGGTATAACTCTTGCCTCTATTGTTGACCCAGATTCAGAAATGATGATAAACCCAACCATAGACTATAAAGTTGGTGAAAAGTATTATATTAAAAAATACGATTCTAAAGGTGATGTCGAAAAATTTATAACCATTTCAAAAACATCTAGTGGTTATAGTATTTCATTAGTTGGTCAAGAACCGATAGATGATACAACACATAAATATCATTTTGATATTTGGTTTAATGATTCTTGTGGCCAACTAATTATTGAAAGATTCAGAAAAAATTTAAAAAGAAGAAGGGATAAAATGGAAACTGAAATTAGAAAGGATGATGAAAAAACTTTGGATTTGATTTTAAATAAAACAAAAAATACTAAGATTTAGAACCAAAAAATTTATTTGATTTTTCTTTATGGTAATCTTCAGCTCTTACAACCCCAGACCAAAAAGCCTGAGCCGATTCTAAACCAAAAACTTCTTTTATCATATCAAAATTGTTATAAAATTCAATCTCACCATCTGACGCGTCATAAAAAATTATATCACCGTCAACATTTATATGTAGAGCTATTTTACTCATATCATATTCTTCATCTAAATAGTCTAAAAAGTAATCTGAAACGTCCTTAACTGGTTTGGTTTTAGGTAAAAAATAAAATAAAGAACTTGTAGTACTTTGATATCTATTAAATTGAACATCTTCTTTTGATGTAGTACACCAACGAGTTCCGGCACCATAAGCACAAGAAGATCTATGGGTCATAGGTATAATAACCAACCAATAATCATTATCTATTAATTTAATAGATTCTTTTTTAATATCACCTTTAGATGGTAATTGTTTAATTGCGTTTGTTATTTCAAACAATAAATAATGGTCATGATAAGAATTAATGTCTTTTGGGTTTTTCATTATTTCTTCTAAATAACTTGTTGGGTATCTAAACTTAAAGTAAGGTGTTGGTGCTCCGTAAGATATTGAAAATTCTTTTGGGTTGGCAATCGCCTTCCAAGTAATAACTTTATCAATGTTTTCTTTGGTTAATTTATTTTGTAGTTCATGAAAGTTTGTTATGCCTGTGATTAAATTATCAATTAACATACTAGCAACATTGAATGGATTAAATTTACCTGTTGTTCTTTTAATTTCTTTTAACATCCACATTAAATATTTTTGATTACCTGATGGGTCATAATCGATTAATTGGGCAAACCATTCAGGTATTCTTTTACCTTCTTTGTAAGATTGTGGGATTAACAAATCTTGAAAGTCTTTTACAATAAAAGATTTAGCATCTTCAAGACGACCTTCAGATAAAATTTGTTCTGATATGATTTTTTTAATACCCACTATCTTTTTCGATAACAATTTTTTTACTACCACCTTCAGATGTGTCATAAATTACAAAACGTACTTCAGGGTACATTACACTTAATTCATGTCTAAAAAAATCTTCTGCCGCTTTAACATTTTTTTTATCATCATCAGAAAACCCAAAAGAAACTTCAATACCTTTTTTAATAGCGTTTTTAGTTTTTGGGTCATTTAAAAAGTTTTTAAGTTTATCTTCTAAAGCAACTTTTTTAGCATGTTCTGGGTTTGAAGCTCCACTTTTAACATTAAGACCAAATTCCTTCCCAAATTCTTCAGAAGAAACTGGATAAAATTCACCTCTTTCATCTAAATATAAATCAACTATTTGATTAAAATTAAGTTCTTTTGTTAAATTAGGTAATAACTCTTTTTTTATATTTTCAAACATCATTCTTTTTTCATCATCACTAAAAACCATTTTAATTAAAAGTTTAACTCCTTTTTTTAAAGTTTCAGGACTATGACCTCTTGCTGTATTAATAGCGAAATGTTCTGCATTTATTAAAGATTTAATAAACTTTTTATAACTAGGTGCGAAACTACCATTATGTATAGC